GTGATGAGATTGTCGCCGCCGTCGCGCGTCACGCTGGCCGGCTGCCGGCCGTCGATGGCCGGGATGGCCCGCGCGGCCTCCGCGATCATAGCGGCCCGCGCTTCGACAAGGGGCAAGTCGCGCCGGATCAGGTCGTCCGCGAAGGCCGACTGCACTCCTACGGCGACGGCGATCCCGCGAATTTGAGTCTGCAATTCTTCGGTCATATTTATCTCCCTACTACGTGTTCTCGCTGCCGGGTCCGCCGCCAGCGGTGTGAAACTGATTTCCTTTGGCTTCCAGCGGACGGCGGTTTTCACGCGCGTACCGTCTGGCCGCTTTGAGAGCTTCCATTCCTGAACCGTGTAGCCCGTGCTCACGTTGCGAATGATGCCGCTTTGCACGTCGGCCACGATGCCGGCCAATTCCGGCCGCTCGCTGAAGCGCAATTCAGCCAGGCCGCGCTTGCCGTCCACGCTGGCGGTGTGGACAATGCCGAGAATGTCCCGCACGCTGTTCCGGCCTTCTTTGTAGGGGTGCGAGTCCAGGACCGGCCCGCCGATGATTTCGGACAGGTCCACCGCGCCCGGCTCAAGGCTCAGGCGCTCCATGTACTGCCCCTCGAAGTCCGAGCGGGGAACCTCGGCGGTGGAAGCGAAGATCACATCCACTGTCCGTTTCTCAGGGTTGAACGTGGACGGCTCGAAAGCCGCCGATCGTGTCAGTAATTCGTTCATTTCTTGTCCGTCACTTTCGGCAGCCGCAGTTCACGCGGTAGCCTCGGAATCTTCATTTCCGGCGGAATCCTCAGAAGCCTAACTTCCGGTCGCGGAACTGGCAGCCTGAGCATCACTGGAACCGGCAGTCTGAGTATCATTGCTCTTTGTCTCCTGTCCTTGTTGCGTAGTCTTTCGCGGGTCGCTGTCGTACACGTTCCCGAGCTTGTCCGCTCTCGCGTTATCCTGTGCGATCTCCGCGTCGATCTCTTCAACGTCCCAGCCGTCCCGCGAGACCACTTCGCTGCGCGAGACGAAGCCGGCCCTCACCCGTTGAACCATCGCCCGGACCTCGGCGCCGGTGTCCAGCATCTCGATACTCGGGGCAATCCACCGCACATTCTGATAATTACCTTCGGGTAGCGCGCCGGCGACCACCGCCAGGCGCAGCCAGGCATTCCACACCGGCCGGCAAAGCTGGAACACCATCAGGTGATGCTGGATGCTCTCAAGCTGCCGGCGGAACTCAAGTAAGCTGTGGCGCCCACTCGCAAAGGTCACTTGGCTTACGTCGCCAGATAGCAATTCGTAGGGCACATTCAGCGCCGAGGCAATCGCCCTCAACTGCTGTCTGATGAACGGCTCGTAAGTCGCGCCGGCGTCTGGTGGTTCGGTGAATTCGACTTCTTCGTTCGGGCGCAATCGAACCATCGAACCCGGCTCCAGCGTAGGCACGGTGGAATCCTGCTGAAGCGGGTTGCTCCCGTCTGGGGTGCGGACAAAGCCGGTGAATAGGCTGCTGATCTTCGCCTTGACTAGCGCCGCCTCCACGAACTCCTGAAGCTCCCGGAGAGCCACCAGCGCCGGCGCAAGCCAGGACACGCCACGTTCCACACCGGCCTGAATCGGTCGGTACAGGTGAATGAGTTGGTCCGCCGGAACGCGGATGCTCCGCATGTCCGGCGTGCTCGCCGGATGCTTGGAGTACAGCCAGTAGGCCACGCGGCGGCCCATCGCGTCATACTCAATGCCGTTCAAAGTCCGATCATCGACCCGGGTGCTGTCCAGGTATTCAGCCGCGAGAAGCTGAAGCTGGAGCGGGACTCGCTGCGATGGCTCCAAGATCAAGCGGACAATGGCCTCGCCGTCCACCAGGACCGTTCTCAGTGCGGCCTGTTGAAACCCGTAGAGGTCATAGCGCCCGGTGAAGTCCGCCGCGTCTGTCCAGCGCAACCACTCCGATTGAACACGGGCCTTCACCTCCGGGTTGCTCAGGCGGATCTGCGGTTTGATCCCCGCGCCCACCGCGCCTACCGTGACGATCTCCACGGCCCGCCGCGCCCATGGATTGTTCCGGTAGGAATCACGCGCCCGTTCCTTGAGCATCGGCGCCGGTAGACTGGATGCGAAGGCGGTTGATGGGGCGGCCCAGTTCGCCAGGCGGTTCCCCGCGCCGGCCGCATCCCAGATGGCGGAACGCACCGCTACCGCCCGCCCCAGGAGGCGGTTTTTGATCCAGTTGAACATGGGATTATCCCTGCGGCCTGCTGTAGACGAGCGGCTTGTGTTCTATGATCGGCGCCGTTGTCGCCTCACCCCGCTCATTGCGGACCGGAAGGCGCCTGATTGTGTGATTGCCGCCGAACCATCCGATGCAAAGGCATTCCGGCCTGATGTAGCGGATGCGTTTTTGGTGGCCGATGCCGACGCACCCCTGAGAGAGAGACATCGTGGACGCCTCCAGCGGTGTCACCTCGCGAACGTTGCCGCGCTCATCGAAAACAGACACGGCGACCGTCTGCTGTTGCAGAACGCATTGCAGGTAGTTGCCCCGGAATTCCATTAGGCCCCCTCTTGTTCGGACAGAATCGCCTCAATCTCGCGCAGCACGGGAACCACGATTCCCACCAGATCGAGGATCAGCATGATCTTGTCGCCCTTTGCCGCCCGGAATTTCCGCTTATACTTCTCGTCGTCCCAATTCTCATGGATCGTCCACGGCTTCTGAGTTGTGTAATAGCGGCCGTTCTCATCCTTGCCGATGGCAACCCAGAAGGACTCATAGTCGGGAAACTTCACCTTATGTTTCGGGCTGGGGTCCATCAGCCACTTCTCGGTGTCGATCACCTCGGCTTGCAGCATTCGCGTGAACGCCTCGGCAATGTCAACCGCGAGCGATACCGTGAGACCCCATTCCGTAAGGCGACCCACGACCGCGAACCAGATCACATTCTTTGTGGAGTAAAGGCGCCTCTGTCCGTGACCTGGATTCTGCTCGGAAGCCGGCTGAATCAGGCCCCGGTTGACCCACGTTTGAACCGTCGCAGCGTTCAGGCCCGCAGCCCGCATCACGTCCGAATTCACAAACTGTGCTTTTTGAAGATTAAGCTTCATAGACGTTCTCCCGACGGCTTGGCTGGCGCATCCGATATTGGCCTCGGGCAATGGCTAGTAGTAGTATATGCTATTTGCTGTTGCGGTGTCAAGCGCAAATTCGCCCACGGATCAAGAGTTCACCGCCCGCCCACGAACCGGCTGCGGTAGACCTGGTAGGCGGCCGGTGGCGCCGCTGCCTGCTTCATCAGCGCCAGCCGCTCGACCTCCTGGTCCACGTCCACCCCGTGCGCTCGCAGGCCGCACAACCCGGCGTAGGCGTAAACCGCGCAGTCCAGCGTCTCAGCCGCCCGGCCCTTGCGCCGCGTCCAGACGCGCTCCGGGCGGCCCCGCTTGTATGTGGTCTTCACGAATTCGCTGGTCAGCTCCTCGAAGAACTCCTGCCCCACCGTGATCGGGAAGTGCATCCGCCCCGGCCCCTCGGTGATCTTCAGTCGCGCCATGAGGGTTGACTTCACGGAGTCCGTCCCGAGAATCCACACCCGGCCTCTACGGGCCTTGGACTCCTTGCGCGGCCACACCGGGCGCGGCCCGTCCTCGCCCTTGACGGCCCAGACCCGCCGCCCGCGCCGCTCATCGCAGAACCGGCAGACGGTCTCTGTCAGGTAGCCGCTGTCAACGCACGTCGCGTGAACCGGCATCAGGCCGGCCACGGGATGCGACCACTTCTGAAGTAGGAACTCGTCTAGCGCAGCCCATGGCTGCGGTGTAGCCGGATCACCCGGAAAGATCCGATGCCCCATTAACCATGATTCCTCACCCTTGCCCCAGGCGTATACGGAGGCTTCCAGGCGGTCGTCCTGAACATCCGTCCCGCAAATCAAGATAGCCGCCTCCGAGGGCACCACCGGGCCAAATTGCTCGCGGCGGGCCATCAGGGTGGCCTCGCTGACTGAAGACTGCGCCTGATCGTCCCACAGCTCGGCCAGGCTGGTATTGATGAACGTCCGCAGGCGCTCCGGGCTGCCTTGGGCCTTGATCCAGTCCTCCGCCAGCTCGCCCCAGGAGCGCCAGGGCGAATATAGCTCGGATAGACGAAATCCCGCGATCTTCGCGCCCGGATTTCCCGCTCTCCACTTTCCCCGCGTCACCATCCACGCCTTGCGGTGATGCGGGATGATCTGTTCGCACTTCTCGCAACGATAGCCGCCCTCTTCCGGTCGGCCCTCGGGCCATTCGACGCGACCCCATCTCAGTACTTGTAGGCCACCGCACAGCGGGCAGGGAACGTAGAACTCCCGCTGATCGCTCTCCGCGAAGGCCGCCTCGATGCGCGAACCGTCTTTGACGGTCGGACTCGAAGTCCAGATGATCTTGCGATTCCAGAACGTCCTGGTCCGCGCGATCGCCAGCGCCCCCGGGTCGCCTTCGCTGCCGGCGGACTCCTCATAGCGGTCCACCTCGTCCAACACCAAGTAGCGAATGGGCCGCGTCGCCAGGCCCGCCGGACTGTTCGCCCCGACGATGCTCACATGTCCGCCTCGGAACCGCCGGTGGAAGATCGTAGTGCCCGAGTCCCGCGCCCGTGGATCTGCCGCCAGGCCGTGAAGGATGGGGGTGTCCCTGAACATCGGCGCGAGCCGATCCTTGCTCAACGCCTCTGCCATCCGCAGATCGGGTTCAACGATCAGGCAGGGTCCGGGATCTTCGACCACGCTGTAGGCCAAGAAGCAAAGCGCCATCGCGGTCTTCGACATCTGACTTGCGAACATTAACACCACCTCGGAGTAAGGCGAGTGCGGCGCCATGCAGTCCAGGGGTTCCACCTGGTAGGGAAAACAGGCCCAATGTCCGGGCATCACGCTGCCCTCGGGCGATAATCGGACATGCTCGTTCGCCCACTCCGACAATCGCCATTCGACCGGCGGAAGAACCGCCTCCGCCGCAGCCCGGATGCACTCAGCGAGCGCTGTATTGGATTTCCTCATGCAGCCCCTTCAGGATGGCCTCGCATTCGCCCTTGAGGATCTTCCGGGCCTCCGGCGCGTCCGAAACGGCCGCCATCTGCGGCGCCAGCTTGTCGGGTAGCCGGAGGACGCCCGCCTTGACTGCGGCGAGGATCTTCGTCCACGTGTCCTTCACCAGTTCCGCCCGGATCAGCTTCCCGGCCTTCTCGTCGGCCTCCATCTCGCGGAGTCGGGCTAACGCCACTTCCTTCCTGCGGCGCGCCTCGTTCGCGGAGACCTTCCGCCGCTGGTCAGCTTTCGAGAGTTTCGGCATAGCCTTTCTTCGCTTCTTTCGCTTTTTTCGCGGTCTCTCTCTCTATCACCACACGCGCCCAGCGGACCAGCAGCGAGCCTTCGCCGCCGTACCTCTCGGGATCGGCCAGGATGACGCTGGCGGCCTCCAGGTTCGCGCGGTCGTGGCCGTCCCGATGCACGGACACGCGTGTCCGCTTTGCCTTCCCCCTCACTTTTTGACCCCTGCGACTAGGCACACAACGCCATCCTTCTACCCGCGAGCCTTGGCCTCCAAAGAATTGTTAGGCGGGGTGGGTCGGCCCAGACCGCAGAACCCTTTTTTCGCTTCTTTCGCTTATTTCGCAGCTACGCTCTCAGGTTCCGCAAGGCTGGCACAGAACTGGCACACAATCCGCTTGCTGGCACGGATCTGGCACACATCTGACACAAACCCATAGCGGATATGTCCTTTGTTTTCAACGCCGCTGCTTGTAAGTCGTTGACAGGCGCTACCTTGACACGGTAGAGGTCTGGCGTTCGAGTCGCCACGGGCCCACCACGGTTTTCAAACACTTACGGCCCCTTTCGAGTGGCCGTCGTCGTCTCTAGAGTCCAAATGTAGTCCAAACTCGTCTCCACACGGCGTTGGTAGCCGTGGTAGGCATGGGGATCATTTTTGCACGTCCGTTGTCTGGAGACGACGACAACATTGGGTCCCTATATAGGAGAACGGCCCCGAACGCCCCCCTTGGGTACCGCGCGCGAGGAATCGGCGCCGGCCCCAGGCAAGACCAGTCCGCACGCTGGAGGCGTAATCTTGTCAGGAGAGGTGAGCTCCATCGTGGATGGATTGAAGCTGAGCGAGCTGCCGGAACGCGACTATTATCTCGGCGAGGACCAGGAGCAGAAACCCGTCCTCATGCTGGCCATTCGGCGGGAATGCGTCAAGGACGACGAGCTCGTTCTGGTGCCCGGACGCGACTGGTTCCGCTACGTGCATCCGTGCGGCGGGGTGGCCTGCCACCAACTTGCGTTCGCGGCCGCGACTGAGCTCAGTCGCAAGACCGACGCCATCCTGGAAGGCATGTGGCGAATCTCGGACGACTACCACGGGAGCGACCTCGGCCGCCCGGTCACCCTAGATGACCTCGTACGCTACCGGTATGTGCTGCGCAAGCACCTCCAGGCCGACTGCAACCGGGACTACGAAACGTTCGAGGAAGGCGTCTACCCGGTCGACCTCGATCACCTCTGGGACTTGACTGGCGACCCGATTCCCGAGGATCTGAACGAGGTCGTCAGGTGGAAATACCAGCGCATCACGCCGGTGCCGCCGTTCGGGCTATGGATTCTTGGGCCGGACTCGGATTGACGTTCCGGTCCTTTCACCGAGGCCGGAGACTCGTGGCAGTGATTTGGTCCGGCCGGCGCGGCTGCCGGGCATCTCAATCGGGCGCGACGGACAGGAGGGGTCAACCTCCGGGTGAGGCGTTACTGCGGTTTCCGTGGCGTTGTTCGCGCATCCAAATCCGCCGTCCTATGATGGTGGTCTGGTTATCGTCTGACGCAGATATAAATGCCCGGTTGAGTGCTCGCTCCGGCAAGTCGGGCGCTCAGCTCGTGATCTCCATCCGGAAGATCGGGTACGGATACGTTGAACTGGTAAAGACCAGCTGCGGAAAGCCCTGCAAAGCGAATTGCCATGGGGACACCGCCAAGTTCGATGGAAAGCGCCTCAGGGTTCGCAAGCGCAGCCGCCCCGGCGAAGAGGCGCCCTGACTCGACCACGGGGTTCGTTGGACCGAAACCAGTCCCGAACAGCAAGATGGTGTCGCCGGGTTTTGCGGGCCGCACGGCACTGCCCGTTAACGGATCTGGGTTCGCAACCGTACTTCCATCCAGATGCACGGCCGCGGCAAATCGTCGATTGCCAATCTGGAATGCAAAAAACCCTGGCGCATATGCCTTGAGAACGACCTTCACCGTAGCGATCAACCCACGGGGCGATGTTATGCGGACCGTGACAGGACCCGTCGCCAGATCATCTGGCGCTTGGGCGTTGATCTGCCCCGCGCTAATGAACTGAATTGCCGCAGGCCGATCATTGACCTCGACGCCGGTGCCGTCAAGCGAAATGGGCATCCGGTCTCCGACAAAATCTGACGCGTTCCACATTCTGGTAGAAAGCGAAAGGCTTGATCCAAATATGGTGAACCAGCAGCCGCTGGTGATCTCAGGAGCAAAGCTTGCCGCATTGACAACCCCGTTCTCGGCGATCGTCGCGGCCATGGAAGGAGGTTTGACGCTCAAGTTTATGGGGAGGGATTGCACGCGAGTTGCACCCGGCACGGAGAAATTGATGGTACCTTGATACCTTCCGATTACCAGCGCGACCGCATTCACGCTCATCGTCAGGTTCGCCGGCGTTTGGCCTCCGTCCGGGGTGACCGATAGCCAGTTCCCGCTCGAGGTTGCCGCAGCCGTGTAGGTAAGGGGCAGCCCTGGATTCGAGATTTCAACCGTTCGGCTTACTGGCGCTGTCCGCTGCTCGACTTCCAACTCAATCGAGGGTGGCTTTATGACCAAGGGTGGCGGGGGTGGCATGACGAGCGTGACAGGCACACTGACAGGGCTGTTTGCCGAGCCAGGTGCCGTCACCGTGACTACGGCCCGGTACTCTCCCGGAGTCAAGCTAGTTGGGTCGATCGAAAGGGGCAGGAGGTTCTGAGAGA